TGATCTCTTAATAATAAATCCATTTGTGTAAATACTTTTACATCTAATATTTCTTCAACAACATCTCGTCTGTATCTTGCCTTCATTTTCATAAATGGTTCATATGAAGAAGAGCCTAGTATAACAACTTGAATAAATGATCTATAATTGAGTTTCATTATATTAGTTTCTAAATATTTTTGATAGTCTATATTAGAAGCGTTTTGATTTATTAAATCACCGTTACAATATATTTCAAATAGATTAGGTTTAACACCTCTTTTTATTTTATACTGTTTCATACCTACATCAAACTCTATTTCAACTTCACAATCTTGTTGATTGATTGTGTTTATCATTTGTTCTTTTTTAATTATTCTAAATGGTTTATTAAATAATGCCCAACATAATGCGTCAAGTAAAGTAGATTTACCTGAACCATTTTGTCCTATAATCAATGTTGTAGGTGCCTTTCTTAAATCTACTTCTATTGGTGTGTTGCCTGTAGATAAAAAGTTTTTATATCTTATTTTCTTAAATACTATCACTCATTTGCCTCAACGTATAATTCTTTTGTAACATCTTTTAATTTGTTTTTATCTAAATCAGTATCTATTTGATCTATATAGTTATTAAGAAAGGTCATTGTGTCTTCACCTTGATCTAATATATCTGATCTAACAGTTTGTTTTATATCTACAGGATCCTCTATAATTTGTAGTTCGTGTATATTTGTTTTATTATAAAATTTTTCAACTAATCTATTATACATTTCTTCATTTGTTTTGTTTGTAACAAACATTTTGACAAAACAATTTTCATATGGTGTTAAATCAAAATTAGTATAGTCTGTTTCTTTATCATTATACATTAATTTTTTAAAGATTGCCATTGGATTAGGTATTCTTTCTAACTCTCTTGTTTCAGTATCAAAGATATGAAAACCTTTAGGACAATTATAGTCTGACCACATTATTTGATATTGTGTGCCAAGATAATAGATAAGACCATCATCTGATTTTTTATGAAAGTGACCAGACATAACTTTTTCAAATCGTTTAAATTGTTCTTTATCTAAACCGTGTTCGTTCATATGTCCTTTGTGCATTTCAAAACCTTTAATCTCTAAATGACCAAAACAAATTTCAGCAGTAGAGTGATCTATTGCGTATATTGAATCTTCATAGTTGTCATCACATATCCAAGGTAAAAATAACATACGACAACCACCTAATTCTACTTCTTTGGGTCGTGTATATATCCAAGGTTCGTTTATACCATCAAACGTTGTAACAAGTTGTTCAATAGAATTAACTTCGTTTGTATTTTTGTAATAAGTATCGTGGTTGCCTAATATAATATGAGTATCAATTTTTAGTTCCCATAATCTTTTCCAAAACTTCTTTTGAAAATTATGAGCAGTATTAAAATTAATAAACTTTCTTCTATCAACAACATCACCTAAATGTATTAGAGTATCAATTTTATTTTCTATAAGATAAGGAAAAAACAACTCATCATAGAAACGATTTTGATAACTTATAAATGCAGGTGAGTCATTACGGCATCCGAAGTGTGTATCATTCAGTAATGCTATTTTCATAACCCATAAAGTAGTCTAAACTACTTGTACTTTTTTTCTTCTTTCGTGGTTTCTTTTTATTACTATCTGCTATTTTCTGTTGCTCTTCAACAGGCATATTCTTTTTAAGATATTCTGTAAATTGATTCTTAAACTCTTTGTCTTCACCTGGTTGTAAAGTCATATCATCATAATTAGATTCTGTAATAAGTTTATTTTTAATTGTTACTTGTTTCTTCTCTTTCTGTATTCTTCTTACAAAAGCATAATAGATGATTTGTGTAAAATAAGCAAAAGGATTGTTTGATTTTGATGGATTAAAATTATCCAAGTATTGTAAACAGTTCTCAATACCATCACTAATCATATCATCTCTAAATGTATAATTAATAAAATTAGGTCTATATGATAAATGATTCGCAATCTTTAAAAAACATCCACCTATATAATCTGTAACAGGCGGTTTTGGTTTTTTATCTTTTATAGCTTTGTTTACAGACTTTCTGTAAAGTTTCATTGCTTCTAAAAACTCTTTATTATTTACATAATGTTCTTTTTTTGTAGTTTTTCTCATATCATTAATATATCACCTTTCATTAAAAATGTCAATGTTTTAAGATGTACTTATTAGCATTGACTTATTGGAAAATTTATGTATAATGGAGCGTGTAGCGGGGAATTGAGGGATAGAGCTATAGATATTATTATTAATGGATAGTTTTATCTTCGTCATCATCACCAAGTTCATCAAATATTTCATTTAGTTTATCGTTCTCCTCGTCTGATAATCTTTGTCTATTATAGTTTTGATTTCTGACAGGAACGGGTTTGTCTTCAATATTATTAGATAAATTTAAATAACTACTTGCCATCTCTACAGACGCATTTGTTATAGTCATTATTTTATCTTTTGGAATAGTAACAATTTGATCTGGAGTATAAGAACACCATTTAATTAGTGCCACATAATCTTTAAATCCAGTCAATGTCATTTGAGGCACATACTTAATTAATAAGGGTTTACTTAAACGTACTAAATTATGCGACTCAGGTAATTGTTCTTTACCTGTTGGCATAATAGTAACAACGTCTTCGCCATTAATTAACTTGACTATCTTTACGTTATGTGGTGGTTGGTGCATATTACTTTAACTCCACGTTATGTATTTCATAATTAAAATCTTCTTCATTGTAAATATTTATTCTTTCTCTAAAGTGTGCTAAAGTGTAATTTTCTTTTTCATTATGTTTTAAATCATCTGATATATCATACAAAGTAGCAGCAGACTTATTATCTTTTAACCGAAGACCACGACCAATACTTTGTAGATTACGTATCCTAGACTTTGAAGGACTAGCAAAAACAATGTTGTGTAGATTGCGAATATTAATACCAGTGCTAAAAGTGCCGTAACTAGCAATAATAATAGCACCTTCGGATTTTTCTGTGATAAAACGTATCTTCTCACGTTCCTCTGCCTCAACGCCTCCATAAACAAAGAAAACTTTTTTATCATCGGCTTTGTCCTCGATTAATTGTTTAAGTAGCATTCCGTGTTTTTCAACATACTGAAACAGACATAATGTATTACCTGGTAAAGATAAACATAGATTGCGAATATATTTATTCCGTTTTTCGTTAGAAACGATATAGTCCATTTCTTCTTGGTATGTTTTATCTTTTAAGAAATCTCTAGCATTTTTATCGTGTTGTAATACTAAACAAAATATTTTTAAGTCAGCAAGTTGTTTCTTTTCTTGTAATTCACTTGTAGATACCACTTTGTTTACTGTACCAAACAAACCCTCTAATACTAACTTATGTGTTTTAGTACCATCTAAAGTACCTGTAAGACCAATTCTATATTTACATTTTTCTAATTTATTCATTATCTTACTTAATGAAACTGCTTTAAATAAGTGTGCTTCATCACCAATCACCATACCAAATTGTGCAAACCATTTTTTAGGTAGATTATAGATTGATTGCCAAGTAGATATGATAACTCTTTTGTTTGTTTCTTTGTCGTGTCCTTGATATATTCTATGTACATTACGATCACTATTATAACCGTAATCTTTGAAATCTTTAAATAACTGTTCTACTAATGATGTTGTTGGTACAATAATTAATATCTTATCTTGTTTTGTTTCTTTTAATCTAATTAAATTATAGATTAACATTAAGTATATAATAAGAGATTTACCAGAGGCAGTAGGAGATAATAATAAACATCTACTCTTTTTTAATGAGTGTACAAATGCTTCTTTTTGATAATCTCTAACTTCTATTTTAGGTATTTTAAGTGCTTTAATAAATCTATTTACTTCGTCATCATTTACTTTGACATCTTTTATTTTAGTGCCATCTACAACTTGTACATCATTCTTTTTACACCAATCTATAATGTAAGGATATAAACCTGCATAGATTTGACCTGTTGCATAACTGAATAATCTTATTTTACCGTCCCACACTCTACTACGATACTGTGGCATAAACTTAAAACCAGGTACTTCAAACGTAAAGTATTCACCTAATTCTCTACGAATATCAGCGTCTGCTTCTATTTTAAGATATATTTCGTTTTTCTTATCTATGATGAGGTAACGTGTGGTGGTCATTTTTAGATAGCGCCACTAGTAAACTTTCTCCAGTCTATAGCGTTCTTTATAGTAAAAGTTCTATTAGAAATTTGTCTAATAGTTCTATCTAAAAAGTCAACAACTGTTTCCAAGTATTTTACTTTTTGAGTTGCCTTTTGTATTTCTTCGTCTGCTTCAATATACTTGTCAACGTCTTGTTTTAAAATTTTTAGATTAAAAGGTTTTAATTGATAAACAGCAGGATCAGATTTACCTGTGTAATATTCCCATTTATCTCTTTTTAACATTCTATATTCATCTTCAGCACGTGTTAATAACAACTTAAACTTTGTTAAGTGTTTCATAAATTTATTGTGAAGTTGAGGTGTTTTTAATGATTCTAAATCTAGTTCAGTATCATTTATTTTTAAGTCTTTGTCTGCTAGTTCTTGTAATTGTTCTAAATCCATAATATCTCCATTATATCACAAAACTCTCAAAAAATCAAGTTTATGAGGTAGTAATACTTGTTCTTCCTGCGTTTGTATTCGCAAAGTCGTATAGTTTATAATCAAAGGTTACAGACGCTGTTAAGTAATCTGTATCAGTTGCTTGTTGTGTGTATTGTAGACCAGATAGTGATATAGGAAATACATCTCTAAATCTTACATCTACAACAGCATTATTTTTACTTGTTAATATTGATAGTGTTGCGTCTGAAAAAACACCACCTGTACTTGGAGCACCAAACTTTGTTCGTCCTGCGTCACCTAATACACTATTTTTTGAAGTAGGAAATCTATCTGTACCTGCGTCTAGTAAATTTTTAAACTCTTGGTATCCGCCAGGAAAACCTAGTCCTCTTAACCAACCGTGTATCTCTTGGTAGTTTTCTAAATTTTCATCTACTAAAAATGTCATAGTTAATCTATCATAAGATAACTTCTCACCAGGTAAAGGTATATCTCTAAATGGTGTAGGTTGTGTATAATTGTCTGATAATGATACACCTGGTAGATTTACTGCTGTACAAAAGTATTCTACTTTAGGAAGTTTAAGTATATTAAATTTAAACTTTGTAGGATCAGCGTAATCTATTTTAGTAGGTTGTCTATTGTAACTATTTGTAGTAGTCATAATACTATTTATATACTATTTAGGAAGTGTTCCTGACTCGCCTAGTTTCTCTATTGCTTTAATAACTGTGTTTATATTCTCTTGTTTTTTACAAGGATTTTCTTCAGTTGATACCTGCAATTCTTCGCATACAGGCAATGTTTCATCTACCTTAATTTCATTTACTTCACAAGCATTTGCCCAAGTGAAGACTAACAGAATTATTAATGCTAATACAAATATGTATAGGTATTGAATTAATATTTTTTTCATATGTTTATTTAGGGCATAAAAAAAGGGCGACTTTTTTAGGGTCGCCCTTTTAAAGTGGTTAAACAACCAACCTTACATTATGTTTGTAACTTGTACTCTTTGGTAATATCTGTTTGAGTTAGCATTACCTGAAG